TGCCGAACTGCATTTCCACCAGATACGCGGCGTTGACGTGGGGTTGTGCAATCGCTGTGCTGACGCCCGCCGTGACGCTGCGGCTCACGCGAACACCTCGGCGAGCTGCATTTCAAACGCCCCCACGGACATGGGGTTGCTGTGCTGCCAGCTCACCTCGTTGTTCATCAGCATGAATTTCGCCGTGGGCTGCGTGGTGACGATGGCGCTGTTGTCCGCCGGGGCGGCGCGCAAGGGGGGCTCAAAGCTCACCGATGCCTGCCCACTGCCGTTGCTGTTGACCGGGGCGGTGACCATCTTCAGTTCGCCGCCGATGCCTAGAAAATCGCCGTAGGTGTAGATGTTGCTGGTGCTGGCGGGCAGGCCGTCAATGTTGATGGTGGAGCCGGTTTGCCCAGCGCCGTTGACCAAGGGCGATCCACCGCCCACGCCCAGCACCGTGGGGCGCGCCACGTTCCACAACACAAGCCGGTTGGTGCGCCCGCGCATTTGCACGAGCAATGACTGGATACGGTCAGCCTCGGCGCGGCGAAGAAAAGCCCATTGCAGGGTGGCAATCCAGCGCGAGCCGGGCATGGCCACGCTTTGCACCACACCCGAGAGCTGACTGGCGAAGTCCAGCGAGTTCGTGCGCAGGCCGAACGTCATCGCCGACGGCACCGGGAGCGCCGTCGTCCAATTGATGTCTGACATGGGTTAAGCCAGTTTCAAGCGCCCGCGCGCGTGGAGCTCTGAGATGCGGCCGATGGTGGCGGTGCTGGTCTGCTCCATGGCCGCGAGCATGTCGGCACGGCTCACGTTGCTGCCTACTTGGGCGATGTTGTTGACGATGGTGACGCCACCACTTGGGCGCACGCTGGCGAGGTTCATTGAGGGCAAATCACCGGCGCCTATGCCGGGAACGCCGCCAGCACTACCGCCGCCGCCGCCAAAACCGCCACCGAACCCACCAAAGATGCTGCCGATGGAGCTAAAGAGGTCACCGCCACCACCGCGCCCACCGAAGAGACCGCCGAACGCTTTTTCAAAGAGCTTGTCGGTGACCATGGACATGATGCGGTCGTTCAAGCGCTTGAGCACTTCGCCCAGGCGCTCACCGCCAGCGACGGCATCGCCAAAGGCGGATTTCATGGATGAGCCAAGGCCGCCGAGCAGGTCGTCGGTCTCTTTGATTTCGTCCTTGATTCCGGCGATGCCTTTGACGGCGCGCAGGGCCTGCTCTTGGCTGATGCGGCCTTGGGCAATCATGATTTCAAGTTGTTTGGTCAAGGCGATTTTTCGTTCTTCTTCGGCGACACCGGCCAGCTCTAACACTTGATCGGTAAGGCGCTTTTCTTCGGCGAACTGCTCTTTTTGAATGCGCGCGAGTTCTTTGCGCATGTCAGCTTCAGCCCTAAGCTGGTCGGTGAGCTCAGCTTGCTGTAACACCAGCTCACGCACCTGCGGCGTGTCAATGGATGGATTGGCCTTGAGAAACACCAGCGCCTTTTCTTGCTCTGACACCTCTTCGGTGGCGTCCCGCAGGCGCTGCATTTGCTCGATAAAGTTTCCCAGCTCGCGGGCGGAGTCGGAGATTTCTTCTTTCTTGGGAACGACAGGCTTGCTTTTGTCGATCACCGGCGCTGCTTTTTTGCCGCCCGTGTTGGCGGCAAGAATGGGACTGCCAAGCAGACGGCGGTTTTCTTCGGCGACCTTGTTATAGGCATCAAGATCATTCGCGGCCTGCCGCACAAGATCGGCCTGCCTGACGATGGCCATAGGCCCAAGCGCAAAAGATCCGAAGAAGCTCTTCCAGTCCATGCGCCCCATTACGTCGATGGTCTGATTGATGGCAGGCACCACAGCACCGGCAAAGGCGTTCTTCAGGCGCTCGGCATTGGTGGAGAGCTTGTCAAATTCCGCTTGCAGTTTGGCCGCCTCGCGCACGGTCTCTTCGGTGAGTCCGCTGAAGCGGCGCAGGCCGTCGGCACCGCCGTTGAGCAAGGGCACGAGCTTGGCGCCGCTCTTGCCAAAAAACTCTACCGCCAGCGCGCTTTTAGTGGCGCCGTCTTGATATTTTGAAAACGCCTCAGCCACATCGCGGAGTACATCTTCAGTACCTCGCACATTTCCTTTGGCGTCTTTGAAGCTGACCCCAATGGCGTTAAACGCCGCCACAGCCTCGGTGCTGCCGCCCGCCGCATCGGCGATCTTGACGTTGAGCTTGGTCAAGGCGGTGTCCAGCTTTTCCGCGCCTACGCCCGCAAAGCCAGCAGCAGTGCGCATTTCAGCCAGAGCCACGGCAGCCACGCCTGCACCCTGCGCGGCTTCGTCTAAGTCGTCAAACGATGACACCAAGGACTTGATGCCACCAATCAACCCACCAGCCACGAATGTGGACGCAAGCGTGGCCATGCCCCCGCCCAGGGTGCCGGTGACTGCCGTGACACGGCCTATGGATTGCTCAAGCCCAGCAAACTGCGCTCTGGCCTGCCGAACCGTGGCCGAGAATTTGTCCTCGGCTTCGATTTTGATTTTGGCGTCAGCCACGCGCTTGCTCCGAGTGGTTGCGAATTTCGATGAGTTGCATCACGAGTGACTCCACGTCTTGGACTCCAAGCATTTCGACGACAAAGGGCAATGCGGCCCAATCCAGGCCACGCATGAGGTTCCAGGCGTGCACGGCGATGCGCGCTTCAATAGGCGGAGGCGGTGGCTCGAACGGATTCCCAAGCTGTTCGAGCCACGCCTTTAGTTTTTTCTTTCAGCGTCCCGTCGCTGCGCGTGCTCGCGGTAGCTCTCAACGATGCGGGTGGTGACCGGCAGCAGCAAATCAGGGCGATCTGCCAACCATTCCTCAGCGGTGGCTGCATCGAACGGCACAGGGTGACCCGCGCCGCCTGCAATGAGGTCGAGTTCGGTGACGCGCTCCCAACCCACGACATATCTGATGAGGTTGCGCGCGTTGAAGTCGCCGATCATTTCCGCCCAGTCAAGATCAGTCGGGCGGCGCACAATGAAGACGTGGCCGCCGGCCTCTACCTTGAATTCGCGGTTGCGCCGCAAGCGCTCAATCAGGGCGCTCATGAGGCGTAGAACGTTGGCGTGCCGAACATGGTGATGGTGGTGGGTGTCACCACCTTGTCTTGCCCACTACCGGTGGGCAGCAACGTGGCGCCGACGTACCCAGCAAAGGCCATGATTTGACCGCCGGTGCCGAACGTGAATTTGAAGGCGCGCTTGGCTTGCGAGTCACTGGCGGACTTCATGGCGGTGAGGCCCGTGTCGGATACGTCCCAGATGTTTTCAAACTCGTACTTGGCCGGGTTGGCCGCACCGGGAATCTGCGTCTTGACGTTGCCGTGAATGGTGGTGGTGTCGATAAAGTCGAAGTCGCCACCGCTGGCCGAAACGGTGGTGGCCGTGGTGATGGAGGTGCCAAACGTGATGGCCTCGGCCGTGCCGCTACTGAAGGTGTCAAAGCTGGTGGTGTTGACGCCTTCGAGCTCAAATGTATTGGCGGTGACGTTGGCGACGCGCACCACTTTGCCGTCGACCTGATACATGCCGCTGATGGTCAGCAGGACGTAATCGCCATTGACGTATCCGTGCGCGGTCGATGTGGCCACGCCAGGGTTGGCCTTGGTGATGGCGGTGATGGTTTTTGCGGCGGCCAGTGCGGATTGCATGGCCACGGCCACGTTGCTCCATTTGCGGACGGTTGCCATGGGTAAAACTCCTTTGTGTTTGCCGGTAGATCAGCCGTTGACCAACGTGCCCGGCGCGTTGGCGGCGGTGTAGAGGACTGCCTGAAAACGAAGCGTTGCGACGCCAATCGGTTGATCGGCGTCACCAGAAAAATCAATGGATGCACCCAGGTAATTGATGGGCACTTGCTTTGTGCTCACGGTGACGGTGTCGCCAAGTGCCGTCTCGACTTGCTCGGCAATGGTGTCGAGCGTGGCGGCCAAAGCGTCAGTGGCGCGCGCCCTGATTGCGATTTCGATACTCACCACTCGCTCAATGACAGCGGGATGGTGGATGCTTCCGACGTCTGCCTCTTCCTCTACGGTGTTGACCTCAAGGTGCGGCAGTTCCGTTTCCTGCGCCGGGTACACGCGCGCGGTGTAGACGCGCGCGCCGGTCAGGACGAGCCCGGTCACCGCGGTGACGATGGCGTCCCGCAGTTGTTGTCTGACGTGCATGGTTTAGGTGCGCTCGAGGATCAAGCGCGTTTCGAGTTCGTCGGGGGGGATGGGCTCTTTGCCACGCACGGTGTAGGTGACGCCGTTGCGCACCACGGCGGCACCCACGCTGACCGACGCTACGGTGCTGGTGATGCACCGTAGCGTCGGGCGTGTGCCTGCGGCATCAAGCGCTTCGGCGTAGCCACCGTCGTAGATGGCGGTCACGGCGTTGCCGCTGATGGTGACGGTCTCTGAAAAGTCGCCATAGAGAGCGGCAAGGTCTGACGCGAAACTCACGATTAGACGATGCCAGGATTGGCATGCACGGTTGCGCCAGCCAGCACAGGGCCGGTGGTCACGGTGGCGACCACACGAATCCAGCCTGCAAGATCATTGGCGTTGAGCACGATCTTGTTGACTTGGTTGGCCGAGCTGATGCTCGCCGTAGTAGCGCCCGTGATGTCCGCAGCGCCCGTGCCGCCGCTATCGGAAGCATGCTGCACTTTGAACACCACGCTGCCGGTGACGGAGCCATTGGCCACAGAAACAAGTATTCCTCCCTGATACGCGCGCGCGTCAATCCATCCGCCGTTGTTCGTTCCGGCGGCGTAAGACGCTGGAGCTAGAGCCAATGCCGATGCGGCGGCGCTTGCTTGTGAGTGCATCATTTTTCAATTTCCTTTCGACGAGTGCGGGCGGGCGCTGCCGCCACAACCTCGGAGGTGTTTTCGGTGGTGAGCGGGCCGGGCGCCTGTTGGGCTGGCAGCGCGTCCTGAACGAGTTGCGCTTTACCGCCAGCCACAAGCTCGGCGGCAAGGTGGCGCGAGACGGTGAGCGTGCTGCCCACCGCCTGCGCTTTGCCGCCTAGCATGAAGGCGCGCCGCACCGTGATGGCGACGGCGCTCATGCTTAGGTCACCGAGGTGGCCAGGGAGAACGCGGCGGCATAACGCACGCCGACGTCCACGCTGTACATGGCGCGCACGCCCATGATCCCCGCCGCAAAGTTTGCGTAGGGGTTGACCTCAACTTCCAGCACGCCCCACTCGCCGACGATGACTTGATCGAACGCACCGAAGAGCAGATTGGCCGAGGGCAGTTGGTTGGACGCCATGGCGCGCAGGCCGGTGATGGAGCCGTCCAACACGTTGCCTTCCCAGATGGGACTGGCGGTGCTGGTGAACTTGACGCGCTGCATGAGCAGTGCGGCCACGGCGGGCGTGGTGACGTAGCCCGACGAGCCGAAGAGCGCGTTGGAGCCAGCGGTGTCGGTCTGGAATTCGAGGATGCCTGCGTAGGCAATCGAGGTGCCAGTGACTGAACCAATACCGGCGGTGTTGATGATGCCGGTGGGCTGGCCCGAGGCGCCAGAGCCGTTGAGCACGGCGGTATCCACAGCCAGGGCGACCACTGCGGCCAGGTCTGCGTTGACCAGGCCCTCAGCATCGGGCGATGATTGCAGAGCAAGCTGACGGCTAATTTCAGTGTAGGCGCCGACCGTTTTAGGCGTGAGCGATAGTTGGCCGAAGGTCTGTTGGCTTTCAGTGGCTGCCGTGGTTTCGTTGGCGAGCCAGTAGGCCGTGCCCGCGCCAGTTTGACGCGGAATTGTGACGTTGCCAGTCAGGCCAGACAGTGAGCGTGCACCCATGTTGAAGGCGACGCTGCGGTTACGCAACAGCTCAATGAACGACTGGTTGGCGGTGCCCACCAGGTATCCACCAGCAGAGCCCGAAGCCGCACCGAGGTCGCGCTTTTGCAGGCCGTATTTGCCCATGTCGGCCGGGGCTGGCGTTTGGCGACGCTGAATGTCCAGCGGCACGTAGAACTTGTGCGGATCGGGCACGGTGCCCAGGCGCTGCGCGATGGCCTTGGAACACTCGGCCTCGAAACCGGCTTTGCTCCAGTTCTTGTCATGAGCGGCCATGACGGCGCGCATCAGGGAGAACTTTTGCGTGTCGCCTTTGCTGAGGTCAAGCTCGGTGGGCTTGACGCTGTTCTTGGCGCGCTCGGCAATTACGTCGAGGATGGCGGTGGCCACTTCCTCGGCGCTTTTCCCATCGCCAATGTAGGCGTCGCGCTGCTCTTCGCTGATTTTGTGCTGGGCGCACAGCTTGTTGATAGTGGTAATGCGCAGGCGTTCCTGCATACCGTTGTCGATTACTTGTACCGCGCTTACGCCCGCGGCGGCTTGTGTTTCTGCCATCTCTGTTTCCTTATTAAAGGCGGCTTGCGCCGCGGGTTGTGCAACATTCACGCGCACCGAAACGGGCGCGAGTTCTTGCGATCTGCCGATGCCGACTGTGGCGTCGGCGGGTACGGTCACGATGGAAACCTCTAGGGGCTCCCAATCGGTGGCGGTGTAGGTGTCTGTCTTTTCGTTGACGCTGAATTCGTGCACGTGGTAGCCAATGGACACGTTGCGCAGTCCGCCTTCGACCATCTTCAGAACCTCATTGGCGCGCTGGGTATCGAAGGGTTGGGCGTCAACCATGAGGCGATTGTTTTCAATGCGCGCGCCGGTGACCATGCCGATGGCGTCATCCCAGTTGTGGTTAAACAGCAGGGGCACCGCGCTGCGCTGAAAGCGATCCATGCGAATGGACTTGCTGTCATGACTCAGAACTTCGGTGCCATAGATGCGCTGGTATGGCTCGGTACTGCTCGCCGATAGCGCGAGCTTTTTCTGTCCGCCGTCGGCACGGATTTCGACCGACGAGAAGCTGGCGTCACGGAACTGCGCGCCTAACTTGAGTTCTTTTGTCATTCGTTACCTCGGAAAAGAAAAAACCCGCCGGGGCGGGTTTTGGTCAGTGCTTTGCGGATCACCTTCCGGGTCTGGCGGCATTCCAGGATCGGACGCCTGCGCAGGCGCCACAGCCTCTTGCTGGATAGACTCTTCGGGAACGGTGGTATCGAGGTCTATGCCAGCTTCTTCAAACATGGCCAGTTCGCGCTTGCGCTGCGCGATGACGTCTTCAACGTCCTTGCCAG